AAAGCTCCCGCTATGCTCATAGCATAGGTCAGGGGACGGGTCGGGATATAATCCAGGATTCCATGGAGGTTCGAAGCCTCCCGGCTACATAAGATATAGGAAGGTTGGCTGAGAGGCTGAAGGCAGCGGTTTGCTAAACCGTCGATCGTAATGAACTTGCGGTCCAAGGGTTCGAATCCCTTATCTTCCACCAAAATTTGTTCCCTAGTAGCTCAGTCGGTAGAGTAGCAGACTGTTAATCTGTTGGTCACACGTTCGAACCGTGTCTGGGGAGCCAATATTTAAAAGGAAATTAAAATGGCAGTAAAAGGTCAAAGCACACATAAGAGAGTACATAAGAATACTTGTCAGAATGGCAGTAAGTCTAGTACTGTAAACAAAGGCCGTAAAGGTGTTAAGCGTTATAGAGGACAAGGCAGATGAGCCCATCAACAGAACAGATGAAACAAGGTACCTGCGGGTGCGGTCGATCACCAACTGGTGACTGCTGTGGGTGGCACGGTCTTACCGAAGAACAATATCAACAGCGTAAAGAACTTTACGAAACAGGTAAAGCAGATCTACAAGGTCGAGATATTAAATAAACAATGGGGGTATAGCTCAGCTGGGAGAGCAGTAGCTTTGCAAGCTAAAGGTCATCGGTTCGATCCCGTTTACCTCCACCAAAATATGTTGACAGTGAAGTAGAAATTACTATATAATAGAAACAGTTAAAAATTTGCCCTTATAGTTAAATGGTATAACGACGGTTTTGTAATCCGTAATTTGCAGTTCGATTCTGTGTAGGGGCACCAAGAACCCCGGTTTACTCTTTTACGTCATATAAAGAGCGTCCCTGAAACGATAGAACAGGGGGTACACTAGGACCTGACCTTACAGTCCCCGTTGGGGGATACTGAAAACTGCCTAGGGTGAGGTATAACGCCTATCCAAAAGAATAAATGTTATGGACAGAGTAACTGCTCAGTTTAGGGCCTATGTGGTGTAGGTAGCTAGACACTTTATAAAAGCTCTTTGAGCGGCTACAATGGACAAACACTGAACTCAACTAGCCCGCGGCGTGTTGAGAGGTGCCATGAAGAGTAGGGCCGTCAAGGATTCAAGCGCCACAGAGAGCCTCTATAAAGTGTGCGGGGTTAGTTTAATGGTAAAACAGCAGATTTCCAATCTTCGGTCGAGAGTTCGATTCTCTCACTCCGCTCCACATTTTAGGAAGTTTAGCTCAGCGGTAGAGCAGGATCCTTACACGGTCAAGGTCAAAGGTTCAATCCCTTTAACTTCCACCAAAAATTTTTAAAGGTCTATATGTTAAAGAAATTAAGTCGTGGTACTGATATTGACACTGAACAATGTGTTGAAAACGTAGGTGGTAATAGATTTAATCTAGTAATTATTGCCGCGGCAAGATCTCGTGAACTTTCACGTAAACATAAACATGCAGAACTTACTACGCAGATAAATGCACCTGTTACTGCCTTGCTGGACATACAAGAAGGCAGAGTAGGTAAAGAGTATTTGAAAAAAGTGTAAAGAATAATTCGGAGTGTAGCGCAGTCTGGTAGCGCACCTGGTTTGGGACCAGGGGGTCCAAGGTTCGAATCCTTGTACTCCGACCATTTAAGGATACAATATGCCAATGTATGAAACAACTGTAAGAACACCTGGTGGTGAAGAAAAGAAAAGAATCTATGCGGATACACCGCAAGAGGCTAAAAAACTTTTTGAACAACTGTACGGTGGACCAAGAGCAGTTCCATACATTCCACATATTGTACCAAGTTAACAGACGCGGGTTAGAGAAACGGTAACTCAAGAGTCTCATAAGCTCTAGATCCTGGTTCGATTCCGGGACCCGCAACCAATTTAGGAGAACGCAATGATAAAAAATAAAATCAAGCCCGTTCGACTGAAGAACGTTTTTAATAATCAAGAAGTCATTTGTGACGATTATACTAACGTTCGGACTATCGACGGCAACGACTTCGTCGAAGTCCATTTTGAAAATCAAACTCGAAAATTTTGGCTTAACAAAGGACCTTTAGAAAAGGTAAAAGAGAAGTCCAAAAAGAGTTGACAATACACTAGTTCTATACTATAATAGACACATAGCAAGCAGAAATGTTTGTAGAGAGTTTTAGGATCGGTACAGCAACATTCATATTACTATGAATCGTTGGACCCTATGGTAGTTCGTTGGAGCGAAGCAGGTAAAACTGCCTAGCGTTGAAGGCGGCTATTGAAATAGACCAACAAGCTCAGAGTGATGGCCTGAGTAAAATAAAAGCAGTCAACAACGATCCTGTTTGTATTCCTAGGATGACTACAGCAATCTAAAATACTCTGAACTCCAGCTATAGAAAGTGGTCGCAGGACACAGTAGAAATACTGTTCTAGAAATAGACACTCAAGGAATAGCTAGGCCGGCAAAGTCCGGATATGATGTACATACAGAAAAACATGTAATAGGCAACATGAATGTTGCTAGGGTCTGAGTGCCGTAATTGATCAGACCAGAAAATAAACAAATTGGCACGATCATCCTGTTAAATTTAGAATGTTAACAGCAACTTTAATTTTCAAGCATATCGAAAAACAATACATTCTGTAAAGGTAATTAAAATGAACGCATTTGTAAACGCAATCGCAAATCAAGAAGCCCGTACTGCTAATGGCATGAAGGCTCGT